TGATTGATCCGAACAATAAGTTTAAAATTATCAAAGAACATTCGGGTTAAGTTTTGATCACTTACCCTATATGTATCTTACAAGGAGGTAGGAAATGGCGAATATAACAAGCTATCTATCCACATTGCGTGGCACAAACGACGGAAAAACGATTCGCAACGCGATTGCGGATATCACTGAGGCGGTTAATACCGACAATAATAGCGTTATCGGATTGTTGGGCGGCCTAAACCCTGTTGAGATAGCAGCAGCAGCGGTAACGGCGACGACGAAAGCTGGCGAAGCAGCTGGATCAGCGGACGACGCGATGGACTCTCAGGTGGTGGCCACGGCACAGGCCGGGATTGCAACAACCAAAGCGGCTGAAGCGCTGGCAAGCAAAAACGCTGCTGCAGCATCGGAGGTAAACAGCGCGGCATCAGAACAGGCGGCAGCCGGATCCGAAGCAGTGGCCATCACCAAGGCCGGGGAATCGGCGGTGTCAGCGGCGGCGGCCCTAGCATCAGAACAAGCGGCGGCGGAACATGAAGCGACGGCGTTGGGATATAAAGACGCGACGCTGGCGGCGGTGGGAGGTGCCACGGATCTTGCGGAGATCATCGAAGCAAGAAAAGGTAAGGTCACAATTGGCGAAAAAATCAGTGAGATTGATTCGCAATTGGCAGATACTACGGTCAAAACTAATGCTAACACATCAAAAATTACAAATCTAGAATCCTACATCGGGTACACCGATCCAGAGATTTTCGGTGTGGAAGTTGACATGGTCAATAAAACCTTCACCCGTTTAGCCGGAGCAGTTGGTAAAACCGCTGGTGCGAATTTTGACAGCATCAAAGCTTTTGGTGGTAGACGACGATGTAATTTAACCGATAATGGTGAGGTTTTGGCATATTATGGAGAAACAGGCTACACCGAAACAGGTGCATTAACCCAGCAGATAATCAAAAACGGAGTCACATATCCAATCGGAACGGCAGTTCAAGTTATGGTTGAGCAGCCGAAATTTTATTATAAAACCGTTCCGTTATTATTAGAAAAAATAGAATTTAAAGAATTAAATACCTTGACCGTCACAGCCGGATCAACCGCAGATGGCAATATTACTATTAATTTAGACGGTGTTCCGTTTACAGTAGCGATTTTAGCAACTGATAATACACCCACCCTAGTTGCAACAAAAATCAGAGCAGCAACCTATGCAGGATGGACAACCGGCGGGACAACTACGGCGGTAACATTCACAGCCACGGTCGCTGGAACAAGAACAACCGCAACATTTGCAGGTGGAACAACAGGTGCAACAGCTACCGTCGCAAAAACTCAACCTGGATATATTGGAAAAGGGTTTCATAATCGCAAATCTCGATACTATATTTCTGACGCAATGAAAGCCGGGTTTAAGCTACATCCCGCGTTTATCGTAAATGGTGTGGAAAAGGATGTTATCTATCTACCCGCGTTTGACGGATCAATATTTGACGTGTCGGCATCGACCTATATTTTAGACGATGCTCAGATCGCAGATTTTACCGTGACGACTGGTGATAAATTATGTAGTATTGCAAATGCGAAACCTGCGAGTGGTTTGACGCAACAATTAACTCGTGAGAATGCCAGAAAACTCGCTCAAAATCGTGGCACTGGTTGGCAACAAGCATATGCAGCTACAGTTGCGTGTTCACAAATGTTATTTTTGATTGAATATGCGTCGTTTAATTCTCAAACCGCAATCGGGATGGGGAATGTTGGCAAAACAGATAACGGAACAACAAATATGGCTGAAAATACTGGGGCAACAACATCGTTAGGAAATTCAAGCGGTGCTGTTACGAATGGAAATGGCGTTAATATTATATCCTATCGTGGCGAGGAAAATTTGTGGGGCAACGTTTGGGCATTTGTAGACGGATTAAATATTTATGCTTATGGCGAAAACAGTATTTATATCGCAGATAACGGGTTTGCTGACGGGATTGGTACGACACCATACAAGGATGCAGGAATCACATTAGCCAAAAAAGATGGTTTTTCTTCGGCTTTTGTGTATAACAAAGATTTTGATTGGTTGTTTTTAACATCTGATGTGGCTGGTGATTCTGCTCTACCTGTTGGAGATCTTGTGTATCAAGACTCGCAGGTATCTATGTGGCTTGTTCCAACAATTGGGGGGGCATGGCTTCACTCGCTTAACGCTGGGGTTTTTTCTATGCGCAATACGAATTCTTCTCCAGAACGCAGTAGATTTATCAATAGTCGTTTAGTTTATGTAGGTTAGGAGAAAACATGAAAGAATATAAAAACACAAAAAGCACAGTCAAGCCCGAACCGCTGGTAATCGATGAATGCAGTGCATGGGTTTGCGAGAATGTTACCGAAGTTGAAAACGGTGGATTGATTGAGTATGAATACGATATGTATCAGTACGGCAAAGATGAATATATTCGGCTGATTTCAGAGAAATCTAAAATGATGGATGAAGCGCTAACTGAATTGATTTTAGGAGGTGTCGTAATATGATCATAAAATATTTATCCACTAAGATTATCGCCGGCGAACTGGAATATAGTTTTGTTATCGGCAAGCGGCCTGATTTGAAATCTGGAATCGATGCATATTTGATCGAAAACGGTCATGGGGATTTGATTTCCTAATAGAAAATCGGAAGAAATTGTGAACTAAAACAAAATAGAATAATTGGCCATAAGGCACTCGAAAGGGTGCTTTTTTAATGCTAAAAATTTGAAAGGGGACGATCAATGGTTGACATCACAGTTTTTGGAGGGTGGGCAGGGGCTGCCCTATCAATTGGGGCTTTGTTTGGGGTTGTGTACCGATTTTGCCGCAGAGCAGATAAAATCGAGGAAAAAATCCAGGAACATGATGAGTGCATCAACGACAGCCTCGAAGAGCGGATGATATTGCTCAGAGCTCAAAAGGCAGCTCTTGAGGCAGTGTCCGGGAAACGGTGTAATGGCAATGTTGATGATTCGATTCAGGAAATTGATGAGTATATGCTCAGAAAATCACACGAAAAATAAGGAGAAATAAGATGAAACAAAAAATAATCAAATTTATCGACGGTTTAGGCTGTATGTCAGTGCATGAATGGGTTCAGCTGATCGTTTTGGCCCTTGTTGTGATCAATGGGGCGTTAACCATATTCGGGGTAAATCCCATTACGGTATCCGAGGATTTTCTGTATATCGCCATATCTGGCGCCTTGGTGATCATCGTTCCGTTTTACCACAAATGGAAGAACTGGAACGTTACCCCGGAGGCCGTCACCGCACAGGATATATTGGATTTAATGAAAATGGGGACCGTATCGAAACAACAAGTTGAGCAATTTATTAAAGACTTAAAAGCACAGGCGGCAAAAGAAAAATGGTCGAATCCCACCTATGATTCAGAAAGAGGGAAATAATGAGTAATCAACTATTCGATATTAATACCATCTACAGTGGCCACGTTCAAGATTTTGGCTGGGGTCAGGAAGTCCGAAACGGCGTGGATGCCGGGACAACCGGCCAGAGCAAGCGCCTAGAAGCGTTTAAGTTAAAACTGGAAGTGCCGGAAGGGCTGGAAGTCAAAGTCATGAAACGGGCCCATGTGCAAGATTTCGGCTGGCTTGATCCGGTTTATGAGGACGATGATATTTGCGGAACCGTTGGACTGGGGAAGGAACTACAGGCGATCCAGCTGCAGCTATACGGCAAAGATGCTGATCAGTACGAAATCTGGTTCCAGCTGCATGTGCAGAATAAAGGCTGGATGAACTGGATGAGCGGCGGGGAACTGGCCGGAACGGTTGGGCTTGCATTGCAGGCCGAGGATATCCGGATTATGGTGTTTAAGAAGGGTGTATCCCTTAAAACGGATGGAGTTGTCGGTTTTGTGGAATATGTGACCCCACCAGCAAAAGATCCGGTTGCTGATGCAAACATGGCCGGCAAATACTTTTCGTGGGCAGAGCTGGCCTGTGATTGCGTCAAACCGGAATACGGTTTTGGCTGGTGCGATGGCTACCCGGAACAGGATCTTAAAAATCAGAATGCGCCTTACCTGATCGATATTTTGGACCGGCTACGGGAATATCTAGGGGCGATGATTATTGTCACCTCCATGATCCGCTGCGGGGACTGTAATGATCATTGGGGCGGTATCCCGGGCAGCTACCATACTAAATGGCAGGCGGCTGATATTGTGGTACCTGGTTTCAGCCCATATGAGGTCGCAGCGGCGGCTAATGAACTAACCGGCTGCGGGGCCAGGTATTATCGAGCCAGTGGGTTTACACATCTTGAGCCACCGGGATGCGGGGTTTATTGTCAGGAGTAGTGGCGGACAGCTTCGGACAGCACCGGACATGGCGTGTCCGTTTTTAAACCGCTCGAATTCGACGGGGTTAGACTTTCCGGGGCGGGGCCACCCTGCGGGGTGGTCTTTTTTTTATGCCTTTTTTTAATAGTGTTTGAGAAAAAACAAGAAACATGATAGAATATATAGGCAAGATAGCAAAGGCCTAATTACCCTTTGCGACAAGTAGGGCTTCCGAACCTTACTTCTTGCAGTAACATTAATTCGGAGCAAATACTATCGGAGGTGTTATTTTTATGTGCGAAAACGAAATTACTATGAAAATTATTGCAGAGGTCACAGACCGGTTCCCAGAGGTGGACGGAAATGTTCTAAGAGACATTATTGAATCAGCGCTATATAATTACGAGATTCAGCCAAAGACAACGGCGCTGGTGGTCCAGTCTGACATGAACGAAATGATTATGTTATACCTGGCCACAAAGAAACTGGACGGCCTGAGCGACAAGACCCTGGCAAATTATGCGCTGCACTTGCGCCGGTTCTCAAATTACTTCCAGAAAAATGTGGCGGACATTACGGCCATGGATATTCGGATGTTTCTGGCGGACCTGGTCAAATACAAGAATATTAAAAACTCGACACTGGAAACCGAGAAATCAATTCTCAAGAGCTTCTTTGTCTGGCTCGAAAATGAGGATTATATTGTCAAAAGTCCGACCCGAAAGATCAAGTCAACAAAGGTCGAAAAGCGGGTCAGAAAATCGCTGACCGCTGAAGAACTGGAACTGATGCGGGATGCCTGCAAAACGAACCGGCAACGGGCCCTGCTGGAATTTACCTTCAGCACCGGCGGCCGGCTGTCAGAGATCACCCAGATCAACATTCAGGACATTAACTGGAATGATCGGTCAGTAAACATCATCGGAAAGGGCAACAAGGAACGGACCATCTACTTTTCACCAAAGGCAAAGATTTACCTGCAGAAATACTTCAATGATCGGCAAGCGAACCAGATGACCAATGATGCCCTGTTTGTATCCCAGAAAAAGCCATTCGGCCGGCTTGGAAATCGGGCGGTAGAAAAAGAGATCGGCCACATAGCAGAACAGGCCGGATTTGACAAGGTTGTATTCCCGCATCTACTCAGGCACACCTTTGCCACCCTGGGCCACAAAGCCGGCATGCCGCTGAATGTACTGCAGGAGCTGATGGGCCATTCTAATCCGGGGACCACCCAGATCTATGCGACACTGGACACGGAAACGGTCAAAGCAGAATACCGGAAACGGATCATTCAATAAAAGAATGCCATCTCTTGATTGAGGTGGCTATTTTTTTGTTTTTTAATCTTTTAATTTAGCTTTATGGATAGCAATGGAGTATAATAGTATAAAACTGAGCGGAAGGTGATTTGAGTGGATTTTAAAAAATTTGAACCAATTGACTGGTTTTTAGTTATTACAGTATTATCTTTAGTGAGCGTATATTTATTATTCGGTATTCCGTCTATGATTTATGATACTTTTAAATACAACGGCGCCATCGATCTATTTTCAGCTTCAGATATATTACAATTTTATGGTATATTACTTGGTGCTTCGGCAACAATTGTTGCGGTAAGATGGACAATAAAAACAACAAACAAATCTGCTGAACAAGATAGAAAAAATACGATTGTAACTAACCACAGAAATATAGGGATTAAAACTTGTCAAGACTTGATAGAAATGTGTGATTTCGTAAAAGTTATTAATATAATTAATAACGAAAATTCAAAATGCGAAAAAAATGACCTCGTATTCGTTGAAGGAAATGAAGATGCAACGATATATAATAACTTTACAATACTCAATAATGAGATAAAAATTGCGCATATAAATTGGCAGTTTGTTTATCCTCTTATTGAAGAAATTACTAAAGACTTTTTTGACAATTACGTTATTGGGTATCAAAAAGAATTAGAGTCATTACAAAATACGATAAAATATAATAAAAATAACAACAATCGTTTTTCAGTTTGTGAGGATAACTATGCTCAGGTAATTAGATATCAAGAAACTCATCAACCAGATTTCATTCATTTAATTAGGAAACTTGCTCATGAGTACGATTGTGAAACAGCATGGGGATATAAATTTAATGAAGATAAAAATGTTAAAATTATGTATGAAAAAGAAAGAAATTTAAGTAAAGACAATCATAATCAATAGCGCAATAACATACATTGTGTCAATCAAAAAAGAAGGTGCCAAGATCTAGCATCTTCTTTTTTGATTGACCTCAACCACGAACGGGTGTACTATAAAACAAATGTTCTCTGAGGTGGTAAAATGAAATTAGTAAAGAAGTTCGTCCCTGTGATCGCAAAGTTCGATCAAGACGGTATAACCCCGCTGCAGATCATCTGGTCCGACGGCCGGGTCTTTGACGTAGATCGGGTACTGGATGTCCGGCCAGCTGCATCAATCGCCGTCGGCGGTTTGGGAATCCGGTATAAGTGTAAGATAGGCGGGAAGGAAAGGTTGCTGTTTTATGAGCAGCCCAGATGGTTTGTGGAAGCGAAAAGCCCAGGTGTTTAG